CGAACCCGATCCACTCACCGTCCTCGTTCTGGTTCCAGGTGATGCCCGTGCGGAAGTCAATCTCACCACCTTCTGGAGCGGCGAGCTCGGTCTCGGGAATCTCAACGGTAAACGGATCCTCCGGCGTTGTTTCTTCTTGATCTGCTAGCTCTCTTTCTAGCTCTAACCGTTGCTGTTCCTCTAGCTCTAACCGTTGCTGTTCCTCTAGCTCTAACCGTTGCTGTTCCTCTAGCTCTAACCGTTGCTGTTCTTCTAACCGTTGCTGTTCCTCTAGCTCCTCTATCTCGCGCTGCCGCTGTAACTCCAGCTCGTCTATCTCGCGCTGCCGCTGTAACTCCAGCTCGGCCATTTGCCTTTCTATCTCTAGCCGGCTCTCCTCCTCCAGCTCTTGTTGGCGTTGAGCCTCTAACTCTTCCAGCTCTCGTTGGCGCTGCGCGTTAAGCTCGTCTATCTCTTGTTGGCGTTGAGCCTCTAACTCTTCCAGCTCTCGTTGGCGTTGAGCCTCTAACTCTTCCAGCTCTCGTTGGCGTTCTGCCTCTATTTCGGCTAGCTCTTGCTGGCGCTGCTCTTCTAGCAACCGCTCAGCCTCTAGCTCTTTTTCTCTTTGTTCTAAATAGCCCTCTTTGCCAATTTTGTAAAACTCTTCAAACTTTCCGGGGGCACCAAGCTCGTTCCACTCTTCTAGTCTATCATAGTAAGTGTCCAGAGTCTCGTTCTTCATGTCTTCAAACGATTCAACCGCTTCATTATAATCTTTAACGGCGGCCTCCGCTTGAGAGCTAAGATTCTTACGCTCTTGTTCCGTGTACAACAACCCAGGGTCGTTGTTAGCAGCCTTTTCATTTTGTGTAAGAATGAATGCGGCGCCTTTTCCATAAGAAGGAGTGCCAAAGTTTCCATAAGCTTCGTCGGGTAATATATTTCCGTACTTGTCAAGCACAACACCCGTTGAATTTACAATGTAATCGTCCCCGTACACGTGCCCGGACGCAGCCATTTCTTTTTTGAATCTCTCTAAAGTGCTCGCACCATGGGTAGGGTTATTAAAACCGCTGCCATCATAGTCACCTTGATAAAATCCGTTCCAATTAGTAGTTGCCTGTGCCGCATTAACGTTCCGTGGTGAATCTAAAAACTCGTCAATGTCTTTTCCAAGCAGCGCCGGGTTAAACTGTCTGTCGCCCTGTCCGTACCCCACCTGTACAGTCTTCCACTGCGCATTACTCCATTCCATTATTGGTTTTGCGTTCCACACGCGACCCTCATCGTCGATCACGTAGTCCTTGTTTTCTTCTAAACCCTTCGCGGCTAGCGTAGCCCCATAATCGTTTATATGGTTCTGATCTGTTAGCTTCAGAACGGAGTCTGCGTTCGACGCGTTGAACTGCCTGCCGAACGCGTCGTACATGTTGCCCGCGGCATCAGCCACGTAATCTTGGCCGTACTTCATGCCATACCCGGTCATCGCGGACACAGCCCCCGCGGCGGCGTCTTGTCCTTTTAACTCTGCGGCTAGAGCGCCCTTGGTGGCGGCAGTGGTCAACCCGGTGACAAACTTGTTAGTTTCGCCGGTGATTCCCACTATGTCTTCCAAATTCTTGGATAGGTAAGGGGAGACGTACTGACTCGCGACAAATCCCGCCGCGCCACTCGCCAATCCAGAGGTAAGACCTTGCATGATGTCACGACCGCTCAGCGCGGCGGATGACGCGCCGGTTACCGCACCCTGCGCTAATGAGCTCGCAAGTTTGGAGGTTGCCCCCTCAAACAACCCACCCGCGTAATTACCTGCGTAAGAACCTAGCTTACCAGAGGCGTAGGATATCGCGGCGGCCTTTAGGGCGTCGCCAAGGTCGCCGCCGGCGGCGATCGTCTGGCCCGCGGATATAATGGGGAGCAGCCAGGCCTGCCCGGTTGCCACCGCCGCTATCTGCGCGATGGTACCAATCGGGTCCTGTAGCGCTTGCTTGACCACACCCTCCACCGCCTTTCCGACGGTGCTAAGAACCTTACCAACGCCCTTCACGGCGCTGCTGATCACATTACCAACGGCGGCAACGGTTCGCTTGACCACTTTAACTGCCTTGTTAACAAGTTTAACAGCAGCGCTCATCGTTTCTTTCTTTTTTTGGTGTGGGACTTCAAGCGTCTCTTGTTGTGTATGCCCATGTCGATAATGACCTGGTACGAGCCATCGTCCATCTCGTACGCGCGGTACCCCATGTTGGGTCCGGGTGGGTTCCTACCAATGATCTTGAACAGGTTGAGAAGCGTGGGGTCGTCAAACTCCGTGACTAGCAGCGTAAACCCCATGGACTTTGCGGCGGTCAAGAACATCAGACTGTTGTTGACGTAGTTGTCGGGGGAGTCCGCGTTCAGCGCGCGGAAGAACCCGTAGTATGGTTGGGACTTGTCCCGGTAGATCACGAATATGGTGTTACCGTTCCGGATAAGAGTCGCGGGCAGGGATTCGTTGTGGGACTCGGCCACCAGGGAGGCCTTGACCTGCTCCGCGCTGTATTCTCCGCCCGTGTTCATCGCCGCGATCCCAATGATCTCGTCGTTGTCAAGCAGCTGCTGCTTTGAGTCTACGGTGCTCGCGTCCATTCTAAATCCACTTATGCAAAAATAGGGTATTTTTTACCCTATTTGGTTGGTCCGTTAACCATTACAACAACCACTCGCACCCAATCCCGCCAGTCTTGAAACCCCTCCGGCCCCGGTATGCCGAACGAGTTAAACGTGGGCAGTAGGATCATCGCGCTAGCCACGTCCCTCCAGTTCTCCTCGTCCACCCTTGGGAGGGGCTCTTGACCGAAGTAGTGGAGCAGGTTACCGTTCCAGCCCTCCCAGGTCGCCTCCTCAGCGATGAAGGGTATGCTCTGCGTTATGGAGGGCACTAGGGCCTCTCGTCGCCGAGCTCGGCGGTGATCAGTATCCGACCCATCTGGTAGTTTCCGCCGTTCACATTGGAGCCAAACTTTAGCCTAGTCTCACGGTTCTCAATTCTCAAATCCACCTTACCCGTGTCTGAGTTGAACGTGAACACCGGGGAGTTAATCTCCGTTGATTGCGCGAATGGCTTACCAATAACCTCCAGGGTCATCTCGCCGGTTTGAACAAAGTCTGGCTCAACACGCCTGAGGTGCAATCTTCGGTTCACACCCTTCAGCTCGTCCTGCGCGGGGTTGCCACCCACCCAGCTGATGTCGCACGTTGTGAAGTACGATGGGACGGCTAACTGACCCGTTGTTCTGACCTCGTCCGTGCCAACCTCGTGCTGCCACATACCATACCCGCTGGTGGTTGGGAACACAGTATCCCCTGGAATAACCGCAGGACTAATGTTTTCTGTCGTAACCACCTCGGTTAGATTTGTAGGCACGTCGTACAACGCCGTGGCGATCACATAAGATGGCGCGGTAATGTCGTCTAAGAACTGTATTGTTTTATTTGGGTAGTACTTCGGAGTTTGATCACCAACAAGGTAGATTGTATTCGACCCACTCACTGAGTCTATTGTGTCGGGGGATCCTAAGGTCAACTCGTACTCCCAGCTACACCAAATTGGCGTAGGGAACACCTCAGTGGTGCACCCACAACTTCTTCGTGCCCCATCGGCGGATCCAGCGTCGTACCAGATCTTGTCCTTCACGTTGTAGATAATCGCGTCCGTGCACTCTGTGGCGGTGCCCCGCGGATAAAAGAACCAGATCTCATTAAAGCGGGGAACCTTGGTCGCCCACACCTTTTGGCGCTGCGAAAAGTTCAGGTTGTCGTACACCCAGTTTAGGTTTTTATCGTTTGGCAACACCTGAACGGATCCGTTGTACATGTAGAAACGGTCAACGCCCATCCAAAAGTAAACCCCGTCCATCTCAACGATTGCGTTGGATGACATGACCGAGATCTGGCTAGAAATTATGTCGTACTTCCAGTACTGGTTTACGTCCCCCGTGAACGAGACACGTATAAGACTGTCCGTTGCCCAGAACAGCCCGGAGGGTGAGTTTGTGCCACCACGAACCGGCATGCCCTTAATAATCTTACCCGCGGCCATGTTCACACGGTTCGCGAGCGTCCCATTCCAATTGGTGAGGCTCTGATCGGAGTACACAGCGTCGACATGGTTGTTCGCAATAAAACCGTTTGAGCCATAAATAAACATGAACGGGTAGAGCATAACAACACCGCCGTCGCACATCACAGGAGCAAATGTCGGGTTGTTTCCTGATGTGTCCGCCAACCCCTCAAAGTACCACTGTCCCCCAGATGATGGCAATATGTCACCAGTTAAAACTTGCGTTTCAATGCTGTTAACAATGTTACTAAGGTTAAGCCCCGGGTGGGCAATAACTTGCATGCTGCCGCCGTTTGGGTCGTACTGCATGTCAAACTGCCACAGGTTATTAGGATTAGATTGGAACTCTGTGTTAGCAATCCACACCGCGGTCTGTGATGCGGGTATGCTGGTTGGTGTTACGGTAACCGTTGTTGAACCCGAGGCGTGCACCGCGCTTGACACTGTGTATTGGGTGGCTCCAGGGGTTTGGCTAAACACAACTTTTGTGTTAGCCGGGAACTTTGTTGTAAGGTCGCCCGTAACAACAAAAGTTGAGCTTGTGTTGCTTGTAACCGCTGTCTCTGAGTAGCCCACCAATATGTTGGCCTTGTTGGGGCCTGTTCCGGCGCCGTACGACAAACTGGTTGTGAACGTGTCAATTGAGTCCTTGGTGCCAGTGAAGATGTAGTTTTGACCTTCATATGCGTTGGCTATGATGCCCCGGGCAAGGCCAAATTGATCTAAGAACATCTGGGCGTACCCGCCCATTTTTCGAGGAACACCGCGCTGGAACCGTGTCCACAGTCCGTCCGTGCACTCACGCGACTCAAAGACTGTGCCATCACGCTTGATCCCCGGCTGGAGACCTAGCGTGTAGACAACGGAAAGATTTTCGTCTGCCATTAGAATGTGCCGCCGCTGATCAACCCGGCCTTAACCTCTCCGGTGAATGTTGTCTTTGGGGCTGCTGGGTTAGACCGGTCGATGATCACCATGTCCACGCCACCCGCGCTTATGGCGGGTCTGCTTGACGCTTGCAAGTACATGCCCGTGGTGGTGTCAGACAAGAACGAGTGCGACGGATCCATTGCCGTGCCATTGATGGCAAAGTAGATGTAGATCCATGGTTGTGTTAAAAGGTAAGCCTCGCCGCCGTTGGTGAGGATAAGAGCAGACGCTCCGTTTGCAATTGGTATGGCGGGGTTTGAACTACCGGACACGTTAAAGTCAATTGTGTAAGAAGATTGACCAGTTTGGTTGCTAATAACATAGAGCTGCGTGATCGCGGGAACCTCAACGTCAAGGTTTACTGTGCGAGTCCCGGTGAGCGCGGTGTATGTTTGTATTGTTGGGGCAAAACTTGTAAGGTCTAGTGTGTTTCCAACGATGCTATCCACGTCGTACGTTGCCGCGGTAAATGACACATCAACCTGTCGGGGCAACCCAACAGTGAAAAAATTTCCACTGGAGTGGTCCTGTATGATAATTGCCGAGTCGGAAGGGAAAAACATTTGGTTAGCAAAGCTGTTAATAAACGTGCCAACCGGAGGTGTAAATGTAACGGCCCCTGTTCCATTATTGCGAAAGTTTATAAACCACCCCGGGTTTACGGACGCCGCCGTTGGTAAATTAACCGAGCCAACACCGCCCGTCCAAATGTAGGTGGCGGCTCGGTTATTATCGGTTGGGTTAAAGTTTATTGACGTCTGAATTACGGGCGTGCCAGTGGCTAAAGTGCCCAGTATGTTAACCAGCCCATTCCCAACCAGGGTCGCGGCGTCCGCGGCGGATGTGCCCGCGCCGAAGGTTACGTTCTCATATGTGCCAGCGTCTGTGGTGTTGTCCGAGAGGTACACGTAGCGTGACTCGCCCGCCAAGATCTCAATGGCCTGAAAGCCGTCGATGTCCTCAACGAAGAAGCTATCGGCTCCCATGTTACGGAAGAGGATGTCCGTTCCGGTTGATCCCTGACTGCCCGGGGGCAGCGTAACAACCCAACCAGCGGCGTCCGGGGTGCAGTCCATGATCCGCGATGCGGCGACGGTGCCATCTCCGGGGACTGTGTACGGGGGCCAAGACAGTGTGACGTTATCTTCAATCGCTAGCGCGGTGTAGCTTACGTCCGTGGGCTGTACCACGTCCCCGGTAAAAGGCGATGTAAATGTGGGCATTCTTATGGCTCCTGAACGGATGTGTTCCTGTCGACCTTACGGGTTGCGTCTTCTTTTGTGAGCGCGGCCATTGAGTTGTTGTAGAGCTGCGTCCAGATCTGTAACTTGTCTGGGCTCTTCAGGTATGGCTGCGCTTGTAGTAGTGAACCAAACAAGAGCGCCTGCGGCGCCTCTCGTGTAATCAGGTTTTCTTGGTTGTCGTCTGCGAGTGGCTGCACCCGGTTGTAGTAGACGATCTCGACCTCGTACTCGTCGTCTGGTACCGGGGCGAACGCCCAGTGGTTGTAGTCGTAGTCCGCGTAGTACTTCGGCTGCGCGCTTGGCAGTTCGTTCTGCGCCTGCGCTACGTAGTCCTGGCCGCGCAACAGAACGGGCTGGCCGCTGATCTTCATCGAGACGGTCTTCCTCCAACGCGCCGGCTTCTCCAGGGTAGCGCCCTGCGAGCCTGAGAGCAGCGTGGTCTCCACGACCACCAGCTCCCAGAGTGCTTTTACTTGTGCGGCGATCTCTTGCTCGGCGAGCATGATCATACGCGGGATCTGCTCCACGAACGATTGATCGTCTCGCTCTGAGTACCGGATGATGTCCTGTATGAGCGTGTCGT